AATAACTCCATCTGGATTTTTTGGTAAAGGAGTGGAGAATATTGTTGAATTAGAAAATTTTATGACACAAAAAGAAATAAAATTTTTAGAAGAGTCTGCAAAATCTTTGACAATATGGGATGTGACGGAAACTCATGTAAACCAAAATGGAACAGTAGTCTACGATTCTGATTACTGGAAGGACAGGGTTGCAACACAATCTACGCTAGATAAAAATAATCCTTCCATATCCCCGGTTATTAATGGTTTATTTCAAAGATTAAAACCCATTGTTGAAGACTTTTATAAAGTGAAAGCAATTCCAACTAGAGCAGCTATTGTTAAGTGGCTCCCCGGACAGTTCCAGAAGCCTCATGCCGACAAAGAGTTGCACGAAGGTCCAGATGCTGGTCTTCCAAATGATTTTCCAAATTACGATCTATCAAGTTTGTTTTATTTAAATGATGATTATGAAGGTGGGGAGTTATATTTTCCCAACCAAGGGGTGAAGTTTAAACCAAAAAAAGGTGCAGCATACTTCTTTCCAGGGGATATGCAATATATTCATGGAGTTACAGAGGTAAAAAGTGGTGTAAGATATACATGCCCATTCTTTTGGCAAATAGTTGAACATACTGGAGATAGACAGCCATGATTGAATTTGAAAAATTAACAGAAAAAGTACATATATACAAAAATCTGCTGCCAGATTATGAAGAGTTGGTTCTTTTGTTAAAGAACTCACAAATTGATTCTAGTAATACTTTTTTCTTTAAAGATTGGCGACAATGGGATAAGTTTGGGAAATATGTTTACGATATTGAAAAAGAAAACAATATCAAAGAAGAAGATATAAAAAAAAATCTCTTACTCTTTAATCAAGAGAAATATTTTATAGACAAAATTAACAAAAACTTTTATTTATCAACTAATCACTATTTAGAATTCCATAGTGTTCGTAAAAATGATGATTGGGAGAAGATGGGTCCATCTTTTGCAAAATATGAGATTACTAAAAAAGAAGAAGAAAACGCAATGGTTTATCACACCGATTATCAAAAAGATAGATCAGGCGACACTAGAAATTTTGCTATTACATGCACAATGTATTTAAATGATGACTATGATGGGGGTGAGTTGATTTTTAAAATAAGAGATCAGTACATTATGTACAAACCAAAAGCCGGTGATATAATGGTATTCCCATCAGGTCATCCAGATATTCTTTCTGAAGACTGTCAGTATGAACATGCAGTTACAAAAGTTAGTGGGGCAGAGAAGTACTTTATAAGGTGCTTCTATAAAGCGTAGGAGGCACATGTTTTCAGATAATCCAAACATATTGCAGCTAGAGGAAAAAATTTTTTGGTATAAAAACTTTATATCAAATGATCAAGTTGATCTGATTAATTCAATAGTTTACAAAGAAAACAGCTTATACAATCATTGGTTTGAAAATATGGAATTTAAGCTCACAGATCATGTTAGAGAGCTCGTTCCTGTTTGGAATAAAATTTCAGAGTTTATTTATCCAGAATATGTGATTCATCCATTGGCAAACATGATGTATTTTGGAGAAGGGAGTCAGATGCTTCCACATTGCGACAGCCCTGGTGAAGACATGACCGAAAGCCTTACAGTGCCAGATGTCTGGGGGACATGCTGTGTGCTCTCATGGGGTGTTTGCGTATACTTTGGCGAATTTTCTGGCGGAGAAGTTTATTATCCAAAACAAAATATTGAAATACCTGTTCAACCAGGTGACTTAGTTATTCATGGAGCCCTGAGATCTCATGAGCATGGGGTGAGAGCAGTGAGGAGTGGAGTCAGGTATGTTTTTTCAAACTTTTCTTTAAAACCAGAAAAGAATCCAGGATCTTTTTATAATTATGGAACAAAAGAAAACGAAGAGAGGCAGAAAAATATTGATCTTTGGATGCAACCTTTGAAAGACAATGAAAAATCTGTTGTTTTGCCAGACCTAGAAAAATATTCTTAAGATGAATCACTATTCAAATTTGCAAATTAATACAAATATAAAAATTTTTGGATTTACAATAAATCCTCCTAAAAATGAGGAACAATTAAAAAATATTCTTTATGGATTAACCAATAGCTATGAAAAAAAACATATTTGTGATTTTAGTGAAAATAGCGATGTTGTTCATGTCAATCCTTTTATTGAGCAAAAAATTCATTTTGATCAAATAAGTGTAAAAAAAATAGACTTTAAACAAACATGCACCCTGGTAGGATTTTTACCATTAAATAATGGTTATGTGGTTATTAGAATAAAATTAAACACTTATCCTTGCGAGGTCGGCGTTCATATTTTTTTGAACGAGAAAGTGGAAGACATTGACCTTGTAATAGACCACCTCTCCGCCCCGGCTCTTTTAAATTCAAAAAATGCAAATGCTGATGGGATGGAACTATTTGATATAGATTATTCAATTACATATGAATCTGAAAAAAATAATAAAATTAATAAACACGATAAAAACATCTATCCGGAAAGAACAGACTGGAGGGGTGAGAATAAAAACTATCTGCACAACATAGAATGTTTCTTTTGTAGAGAAGATGCGGGTTTTGTGTCTATTCATGGGCACCCCGCAAGATCAGTGTTGGTGTGCGAAATTCACAAAAATTATGTAGAGGACAAAAAGTCTAAACAATTTACAGTTAATTATAAAAATAATGAAAAGTATTTAACAACAAAATTTGTTATAAATGATGAAATTTATAGCAAAAATATTAAAAAAGAAAACAAGGATGTATGATTAAATTATGAAAAATAAAATTATTAGTGAAATAAATGAATCTAATTTTGTATTTCTTCAAAACGATGTCATCCCTGAAACAAGTCTCGGTGTTGCAACTAATAAAATTGTAGAAATTCCAAATTTTTTAGATAAAGAACTTGTTCCAAACATTATTCAATTTTTTGAAGAATGCAATATAAAGTGGGGGGACATTGCATTTTATGGTTCTTCTGGTAAAGCAATATCTACTGACGACAGTACTATGCAGCAATTTGGTCTTCCCAATAATTTTTTTGAGAATCTTAAATTAAAATTTCAAGAATCTGTGGAAAAAGTGTTTGAAAGAAAAGTAAGACCAAATACATCTCATGCTCAAAAATGGGATGTTGGCGGTTTTGCAAACCCCCATTCCGATAATTCAGATCATTCAGGAGTTCCAAATGCATTTGAAATTAATAAGTATGTTGGAATTCTTTATTTAAATGGAGATTATGAAGGCGGGGAGTTATATTTTTGTGATAAAAGTAATAATTTAAAACCCTATTTATCTTTTAAACCAAATGCTTTATCTTATTATGTTTTTCCGGGTGGTGTTGAAAACATTCACGGTGTTACTGAAATAACAAAAGGGGTCAGGTACACAATGGTGTCATTTTGGGATTATGCTGAAATTGAATACAGTGAAGAGACAAAAAAGAAATGGAAGGAAGAAGAAGCGCTTGTAAGAAGCCAGCAGGCAAGGCAAAAGGAGGAGTGGGCAAAAGGTAATATACATGCGTGAATACGAAATCTTCTCCAGTAAAATTCTTTACATTAAAAACGCCCTACCCAATTCAGATAATTTAATTAATGAATTAGAAAGAACAAATGAGACAATTAAACAATCAGATGCTATTTCAAAATGGACAGTGTGGAATTCTAGCGATGGTTCTTATATTTTTGGAAATACAAAAAAAACTAATTCTTCTATGATTGTCACAAGCCAAACAGCAATTATTGATATATTTAGAAAACTGCATTCTGCGATGGAAGAGTCTTTTGAATTATACAGAAACACTATTGAAAACAATATTGGTTATTTTTCCGAACTGGGTATAAGCAAATACTTTACTGGTGCCAGTATGGGCAGCCACGTCGATGTTGATCCAGGCAGAGATGTCTTTAAAGAAACTATATCTGGAATATTGTATCTTAATGATAACTATTCTGGCGGGGAGCTAAATTTCCAAGAACAATCTGTTTTTATTAAGCCCTCTTCAGGCAGTGCGGTGCTTTTCCCATCAACACCACCATTTTTTCATGAATCAAAAAGAATAAAATCTGGCGTTAAATACATATGCACTGCTTTTGGCTCATTATAAAAATGTTGTAATATAATATTAAATAAATTATAATTATTGTATGAAAACAATATTTGGGATACTATTTGTATCCTTAACTCTTTCCTCATGCGGTTATGAAGGTCGTTATCGTTATGAATGTCAAGACCCCGCAAACTGGGAAAGTAGCGAATGCAACCCGCCCGAATGTAAAGTGACGGGTACATGCACAACGGACATTATCGGATTTGATCCAAATGAACAATCCGAAGGAGGGACCAATGAATAATAAATATACCCCAGAAGACCTTGATGCAAGGTTAAGATTTGTTATTGGCTGTGTGTTGGGCGCAGTACTCTTTACAACGACATTAGCCATTCTATATGCTCTCGTTTTTGTTTCTCAACCAATTGGTGCACAAGCAGAAAATGACAAAATGTTCTTTAGCGTTCTTTCAAGCATTGCCACATTTATTACCGGCACATTGGCTGGTTTGATGATTTCTAATGTAAAAGGAAAGCAGGC